GAGCTAACGAACTGCTTCAATCAAACTTTGATCACAAAAGAATATTTTTTGCCTCTCCCGCTATTGATGACTTTTATGAAGAGCAAAGAAAAAAAAGAATTCCAATAAATAAATTAAAATTTTCAAATGTTATCGATAAAGATAACAGTTCTGAGGCGGCAAAAATGATTGACTTTGTTGAGCATCAAGAATCTATGATTCACGCCACTAAAGGAGAATGTTCGCTGATTCAGATTACGACTTCTCCGCAAGGAACTCAAACCTTTGACTTGCCACCCTCGCTTAAAAGGCAAACTGGCCCAGAGAAAGCCAGAAAAGATAGTTACTCCGCCTTAATATTGGGCAATTGGATGATCAAGACATATTATGATTTTTCAAATTCTAAAGATAATACTATCTATACATTTACCCCAATGTTTATTCGTTAAAGTCAAAAGTCGACTTTAACTTTACTTTTAAACTTTTTCGTGTATAATAATTTATGTCTAGAAAATATACCAAACGCTCAGATTATTGGAAAAAATTTGACCAACCAAATAATAACCTTTCCGATCTTACGTCTCAAGATAATTCTGTTGAACCTAAGTTTTGCGGCGCAAACTATTACAGTAAGTCTTCGCAAATATCCAGAAGCCAACCATCTTCGGGCGAATCTGGCGCAAGAAAAAGCAATTCAACTTTTAAAAAATCAAAGCAGAATAAATATTCGAATATAAGAGAGGGTATACTTCCTTTTGAACCTGGATCATCTGGGGTTTCAATTCAAGATGCTATAGAACTCTGTCAGAAGGCTTATGCAAACATTGCTATATTTCGTAACGCTGTAGATATCATGTCGGAATTTGCAAACTCTAATATTCATCTTGAGGGGGGAACTGAACCTGCCAGACAGTTTATTGATCGTTGGTTAAGCAAAATTAAAATCTGGAACCTAAAAGACCAATACTTTAGGGAATATTATAGATCTGGGAATGTTTTTTTGTATAGAGTTGATGGTAAATTTGACAAAGAAGATCTTAAAAAGATTTCTACAATTTATGCTTCGTCTTTACCTTTAGGTCAAGTTCCCGTTAAGTATATATTACTAAACCCCTATGATATTGTAGTTACAAAAACAACCTCTTTTGAGGAAGGAGATTATAAAAAGGTATTATCTGAGTACGAACTTGATCGATTAAGAAAGCCAAAAACCCAAGAGGATAAAGATTTTTTTAATGCTCTCCCCGACAAAACCAAAAAAGAAATAAAAGAAAAAAGATTTTCTCGAGAAGGAATATATGTTCAACTTGATCCAACAAAATTAAATTATAGCTTTTATAAAAAACAGGATTATGAACCTTTTGCAATTCCTTTTGGCTTTCCCGTATTGGATGATATTAACTGGAAGTTAGAATTAAAAAAAGTTGACCAAGCAATTAGTAGAACTGTTGAAAATGTTATTCTTTTAATAACTATGGGCGCAGAGCCTGATAAGGGAGGAATTAATCCAACCAATCTAAATGCCATGCAATCTTTATTTATGAATGAAAGTGTTGGTAGAGTGTTGGTTAGTGACCATACCACAAAAGCAAATTTTATTATTCCAGAAATAAATAAAATTCTGGGGCCAGAAAAGTATGAAATTGTTAATGCCGACATTCGAGATGCATTACAGAATGTTATCGTCGGACAGGAAAAGTATTCTAATACTCAAGTTAAGGCGCAAATATTTTTAGAAAGACTCAAAGAGGCTAGAAACGCTTTTATTCAAGATTTTCTACAGCCTCAAATTAAAATGGTCTGCCGCAATATGGGGTTTCGACAATTTCCAGAAGCCAAATTTGAAGATATTGATATTAAAGATGAAGTCCAACTGCAAAGAATCGCAACAAGATTAATTGAATTAGGAATCCTAACTCCTGAAGATGGATTGCGCACAATTCAGTCAGGCGTTTACCCAACAATAGATCAATTAGAGAAAAATCAAAAAGAATATGCAGAGCAAAGAGAACAGGGAATGTATAACCCTTTAGTGGGCGGCGTACCTTCTGTAGAGCCTCCTGGGGCAGAAGAAGATCGAAAGATTAACGAAAAACTGTCCAAGGAAAAGATTAAGCAAGATGCGAAAACTAAAAGCGAACAGATTAAGCAACAAGGAGAGCAAGTCGGACAAAATCAAAATAAAGTTCCTCAAGAAGTTGGTAGACCAACAGGAGCAACAGCCAGCTATAGTCAAAGAGCGATCCAAGAAACTGTTTATGCTGTTGAGAACTTGAGATCTGAATTAAATAAAACAATGAAAAAGAAGATTAAAAAAAGAAAACTAAACGAACAACAAGTTGACTCGATAGATAAACTCGTTCAGTCTGTTGTAGTTTCTTCAAAAATAGAAGATTGGCAAAATACTGGAACTGAATGCATTGAAGATTTTAATAAAATCTCTCGACTTAATATTCTTGATGAAGTTAGTGAGATATCATCTGCTCACGAATTAGCCGATTACCCTTCGGCGATTCTTTTTCATAGTCAGACAAAAAAATAAAATACGTGTATCTATTCTTATGATTCAATTTTACAACGTCAAAAAAAAAGAAAAAGTGCAGGTTGACCCGTCTAAAGTAGAAAAAAAAGTTTATACTAGAACCACTAAAAACGGGAAGATTAGTGAACGTTATGCATTCTCGGCAGTAGACGAAGATGGAACAAAAATGACTAAATTCTGCAGCAAAGCGGATTACGATAAGTTAGAAAACTAATGAGTAATATGTTTAAATATTCTACGACATTTAATTTTGAGTCAGTCGCTTCAGCTTCTCCAATTTCTAAAACAGAAATATCTCAAGCATCGATCACGAATTTAGAAGGCTTAATTCCTAAAAACATTGACCTTGAGAGAAATATTGATTTGTTGGGGGTTGCATTTAATGCAGCTGTTGTAAATAAATTCAATAAAAATGGAGATGGCATTGATTCTAATACAGCTTTAGCTATAAAAGATTACTTTGTTCATAAGCCTACAAACATAGAACATAATAGAGATCAGGTTGTTGGGCATATAGTTTCTTCTGGTTTTTCTTCTTATGAGGATAGCGTCATAATGTCTGACGAGCAAGTAAAATCTCAAGAAGAGCCTTTTAATATTTCTTTGGCCGCAGTAGTTTATAAAAACTCGAGCCCGCAATTTTCAGATCTTTTAGAATCATCCGCAGATGAAAATGGAGATTTTTCTACGATAATATCTACAAGTTGGGAATTGGGTTTTAATGAGTTTGCTGTATCAATTGGATCTGAAAACTTAAAGGATAACGAAGTTGTTTATGGAGAAGATGTAGAAAAATATAAAGAACATCTTGTGGCATTCGGCGGTAGTGGAAAATTAGAAGATGGAAGAACTGTTCATCGTTTAGTTACTGGCGAAGTTTATCCTCTTGGAGTAGCGTTTACAACAAAGCCTGCTGCGGATGTTAATGGTGTTTTGCTGGCCGACCGAGAAGAAAATAGTAAAGATTCCACAAGCACTAATAATGCATTTTTAAATAAAATTCAAGAAAAAAGTTCTCATCCGCGCAAAAACAATGTAATTCTACCAAAGGAATCAAATTTAGATAATACTATGGAAACAGAAAAAATAATTAATAGCTTAGAAGCTCTTCTTGATGAGAAGCGTCGTGCAAACGATTTCTCTGATGAAGCCGTGGCTAGCATTTCTAAACTCGTCAACGATGTAATTATAGAAAAGTCCTCAGAATGGAAGTCTCAAGTAGAAGAAGCTCAAAGTAAAGCTGATCAACTTGAAAAATCCCAAGCTGAAATGGCTGAAAAATATGATTTACTTCAGAAGGATTTTGAAGATGCTAATAAAAATTTAGAACAAATGAAAATCGATAATGCCGAAAGAGATGCTCAAGAAGCTTTCAATTCTAGAATGGAGTCTCTTTCAAGCGATTATGATTTAAGCGAAGAAGATCTTGAGATCGTCGCTTCGGAATTAAAATCTGTTCCTGTTGGCATAGAGGCTTTTGCAGAATATAAAGAAAAATTCATGCAAATTTGGTCCCACAAAAACAAAGAATTTATCGCATCTAAAGAAGCTGAAATTGAAGCTAGAATTCTTGCCGAAGTCGAAAAAAGAACTTCAGGCGAAGAAAAGCAAGACTCAGCAGAAGTTGTTGATGCTGCGCTCGAAAACGTAGAAGAGTCTGAAGAATTGATTCCAAATAACAATTCCGAATCCTTGGAAGAAGAATCTTTATCAGATCGATTTGAGAAAGCATTTTCTCAAGAAAACATTTCAATCAAATACTAATTTAACAAAGATAAAATATGGCTATTCGAATACTACCATTCCGACAGTACGACGAAAATGATGTTGTCAATATGTTCTCTATGGATGTTGCTAACAGCAATCCTAGTGATACAGTTGCCGACGCTGGACTACTCGTCTCCGTGAGTGCGAAAGACATGGACAAAGATCCTATCGAGCTTAATGCCGCTGACGGCGGACTGCTCGGAAAGAGAGATTATCCTTATGTTGCTCGCAACTATTACCCTTCAGTTCCACTCAAGATTACAGCTTGCGATGGAGGAGTTCCTTTTGGAATTACTTTGGCTCAAACTTTAACTCACGACGAAAACGGCGAAAATCTTCTTCGTTATCCTCAAAAGAAAGCTGAATTATATGCAGTAACTTCTGGCGAAGCAGTTCCCGTTGCAACCAAAGGAATTTTTACCTTGGCTGAAAGCGCGTTTACATCCACTCCAGATGCTGCCCATACATACGTTACAGCTGCTTCTGGTGGCGATAAAGGAAAATTAACCTCAGGAACCAATTCTACTGGCGCTGTAGGAACAATCCTTGGAGTTGGAAGCAGAACTTCCCAGAATGGAAATGACGATCAGTTTGAGGGTAAATACGTAGTCGTAAAACTTGACCTTTAATATAGGAGATAAATTATATAATTATGGAAATTACACTTAAACATACTGACGAGCAGGTAGAGCTTGTAAAAGCTATGGCCTCAAGCGATAGAGATATCGCTTATGAAGCTCAAGCAGCTTTAGCAAAATTTATCGCTCCCGTTCTCGCAGAAGTTGTTAATCAAGCTCCTACGCTTGCTAATAAATTTCAAAGCTTTTCTTTTAATTCTGAAGATAACCCCAGTTTTCCTCTTGACTTGTACTATGATGTAACTGACGAAGATTACATTCATACTTGGAGTCAAACTCTTGCTGGTGGACTACCAACCAATCAGGTTCAGCCCACCCATAGCGAAATGAAGTTTACCACTTATCGTCTTGATAGTGCTATCAGCTTCGAAAAACGCTATGCTTCTAAATCTCGCATGGACGTTATCGGAAAGAGCATGACCCGCATCGCTCAAGAAATCATGATCAAGCAGGAAACTACTTCTGCTAATTTGATTCTTGGAGCTCTTGCAGAAGCTAAAACCGATGGCCTCTCTCATATCCACGAATCTACTCATGGCAAGCTCATGCTGGAAGATTTCAATAAGCTTATTACTCTCTCCAAGAGAATTCATAAGTCTTGGTACGGCGGAACTCCTGACAGTAGTGCTCGTCGTGGAGTAACTGACTTGTTGGTATCCCCTGAAGTTATCGAAAACCTTCGCTCACTCGCTTACAACCCTGTTAATACCTCTGCTGGTGTTAAAGTTGATGGTACTGGTCCTGGCGTAGCTGATTCTACAATCGCTGCTACTGACTCTATGCGTGAAGGTCTCTGGCGTAACTCTGGTATTCCTGAATTCTTTGGAATT